TCAATATTATCAAACTCCCCAAGGAGAAGCTCAGGAGAATTAACACGGAGAGTATTCTTGAAATAGATGTCATGATTTCCTATCAGCATTGTCATTTTTATACCCCTATCTTGTAGAGGTCTAAACCACATCTCCTTTGCTGCTTCCAGTGAAGAGAAGTTAACACCCTTTCTTCTATCAAAGGTGTCACCTAGACATAATACTTCAGTAATACCTTCCTTATCAATGGTAGGTAGTACCTTCTCAGTATAAAACTTTCTATATCTCTCAACGTAATGCTGATTGTCATTTCTCACACCGAAATGCTGATCAGTTATCAGTAAGACTTTCATAGATATCCGTTGAAGTTTATGCTTATGGCTTTTCTAGTTGTTGTAGCAGGCTGTGTCCGATGTCGCATCCATCCTGGGAATAAAAGGAAATCTCCAGTGACACAGCTGATACTTTCTGACATTAGCATATCCCCTGGTGTTTTGGCAAGGGGGGTTAACCTATGAATATAATCCAATGGGTTTATTAATTCTATATCTCCTACCGATGGCTTCTTCTCAATATAATATACTGCTGCAACATGGGTCTGTCTAGCACCTGCTGCATGTGAATGCTCTGCTGTATAATCTCCTACCTCATGCCAGTTAGCCCATGCTGAAGATGGTCTTAACTCTGCCTTCTCATATTTTAAATCATTGTCCCAGTAATCAGCAACATAGGGAAACAATGCATTGATTAAATCTTCGACCTCTGGGAAACTCTCCCATAACATTAGATCAGATTGTGCAGTAGTGTACCCAGTCTCACCAGACCAGACTCCTTTACTTAAACCACTCCACATGTCAGGTATATTAAAGGACTGATCGAGGTGCCCTTTGTATACAGGTATAGAAAATAAATTCACTGACGCATATTTGTTTCGATACGACCTTTGATGCTATTCATCTCAGAATGATCATCGTTATTATCTGAGTGGAAGACTTGCTCATACCCACTCTTCTCAATTAATTTGTCTCTTATATCCATCTGCCTTTTCTCTTTTGCAATACGTCTGAGAAAAGCGTAGTAAATTATTTGTGTAAAATATGCGAAAGGATTCTTTGACTTAGCGGGATCAAAGTTATCAATATACTGGACACAGTTTTCAACTCCATCTGATATCATGTCCTCTTTGAACATGTAATTGATAAAGTTAGGTCTGTAACTTAAGTGTGTTGCGATCTTTAAAAAACACTCCGCTAAGTAATGCGTTATTCGTGGTTTTGGTAGATCATTTAATTTCGCTGAATCAACTTCCTGACGATACTTTGTAATCTCTTCCAGGAACTTTTTGTTATCAACGTAATGTTGTTTCCTTCTAGAAGCCATTACATTTGCCATATGATTAACTCACCTGAATTCATTATATTTGATTAAGGTAATGGTGTCAAGCTTGAGTACGTTTCCAGAAGTCTTCTAACTTCTTTCTCGCATCAGATACCTTACCTACATATCCCATTCCAGGATTGACTGGAATTTCTATATCAGTTTTATTACCACCCTTCTCTTTCCTTACCCATAGTTTATACATGAGTACGGATTCCATAGACATAGGTGCAACAGTGCAAACATCTTCTTCAGATATCATATAAAAATCTTCATCAGAAAACATCATCCACTTTATTAAACCTACTGCTAGTCCTGCTTGTCCTTCCTTCTCAACTTGATGTGTCTGAGGTGTAGCAGGATCTGACACAAAGAATTGTGTTATGCCAGGTAACCTATCATCTTCAGACGCTATCATTGAACCGAGGATGGTTTCACCAGACCTCAGCTTTATCACACCATAAAATTCTTGCTCATGTTTAATATAATTGATAGTCATTTCTTTAAGTTGACTTTAGTTATCTCATAATCAAAACTCTCTTCATCATATATTTTCATCCTCTCTACGAGGTGCTTGTAGGTATAGTTGTATTGGGTACCTTTAGAGCAGTCATCAGCAATATCATATAATATTGCCTGTGCTTTATTGTCACCCTTCCTTAATACTCTACCAATCGACTGGAGATTCCTTACCCTAGACTTACTAGGAGATGCGAAGATAACATTGTGTAGGTTACGAATGTTGATACCAGTTGAGAAAGTTCCGTATGATGCTAATATTATAGCATCTTTTTGAGTTTCGCAAATGTTACGAGCCTCTTCCCTTTCAACAGCATCTACACCACCATGAATAAAAAAGACCTTGCGGTCCTTATTTACTTTACTATTTAGCATTTCCCACAGTGGTTCTCCGTGTTTCTCTATGTAATTAAAGAGTACCAGAGTGTTACCCTGTAGATCTAGTGCCAGATTTGTGATAAAATTACTACGTTTGGTGTGCATACATAGATATTCCATCTCCTGTTGATAGTAATCGAAGGGTACCCAACCATGTTTGAGTAGTACTATCCTCACCTTAAGAGGTGTGAGATGTCCCTCCTTCATTAGGTCTACGGTTTTCGTTACCCTATCAACCCTACCAAATAGTCCTTCAAGGACTAACTGGTGTGTCTCCATACCATCTAGAGTACCTGTTAATCCAACCCTATACTTCGCATCATGGCACTTCGTAAGGATACCTGTGAGTGATTTAGCTTTATACAGATGTGCTTCATCCCCGATAATGACATCAAAACGTTCAAAGAACTTCTTGGGTTCCTTATAAATGCTCTGCCAAGTGCTAATAACGACTGGATTATCAACATACTTATCTTCTCCACCAACTATCTTGTGACAATAATGCCCGACATTCCAACCATAATCTATAAAATCCTTATACAATTGTTCTACAAGAGAGATAGTAGGAACAATGATTAATATCTCCCTCTTCTTAAGTAAGTGCCACCTTACTAGGGAGTAGATGATGAGGGACTTTCCCGATCCCGTGGGGGATAGTAGAAGTTTGCGACGAAATTTAATCGCTTGGTAAACTCCTCGGAGCTGGTAATCCCTGATTCTAAATGGAAGCCTAAGAGCACGAATAAAAGCTGCTGTGCCTTCAGGTGTAACATGCTCATCTACCTCGTCTGGTCTACCAAAATATTTATCTTCGATGACCTCATATCTGTAGCCTTTCTGATCGAGATACTCTGTAAGATAATCATAGAGACCAACATATAACTCACCAGTACCAGGAGAATACAAACGTATCTTACCGTCCCAGACTCTGCGTTTAAATGCTGGTGTAAACTTTGCGTGTGGTACATCAAAGCAAAAGTGCTCACTCAACTCCTTATGGAGATGTTGCTCACCTTCTACCTTAAGATATACCTCATTCTTCTTACTTATACGGAGGTCCATTAAACCAAGCCACCAATGATTTACGTGTTCCTTGGGTTACAGGTCTTACTCTATGGTATGCAGTGGATTCAAAGAATACAGAAACACCAGGCTGGGGTTTGAATGTGTCGTAGCGAGGACGACCACCCTTATCACCTGGTTTTCTTACTTCTATATCTAATTCACCACCTTCATAATCATCATTCAACATATATGACATGCTGATCTTTCTTATGGTACCTTTAGGATTAGTAATAGTATTATGCTGATCTAAATGCCAGTCATAAAAACCACCTACACCGTAGTGTCCTAGTTGTATTGGCTCTACTGAATCTATATTAAGATTCCAACCACATACATGGTTGATTTCTAGTGCCATAGACAACATCCCTTCAAGTAACTCTGGATCATCTAACCATGCGATATCAGTCTTTCTAGTTTCTGATAACTCATTGTTTTGGAGTACACCTGTTTCCCATGTCAATTTACTAGATGATATGATTTCATTAATTTTATCAACTGTCTCGTCTTTAAACTCGGCAACTTGATATAGTTTTCCGTAATTCATCTAATACCATAATACTTGACAATCTCAATAGTATTCTTAATAGCAAACCCACGTGCGTCGATCTGTTTAAGTATCCTATCAATAGAATTTATACAAGTTTCTAGGTAGTCTTTTTTCTGTTTGGCTCGGCATACATCCTCATCACTATCAATGAACATATCAAGATCACCCTTCAATACTTTAAGATCAAAAGGTTTCTCTGCATATACTGTGGCAGGTGCCTTACCGTTATAATATAACCACTTCTCTTTATATAATTTGACGTACTTAGTCTCTGCATCTGAGAGCATAAGTTTAAATTCATTATATAATTGCAAATATTTTGCATGTAGTCTGGGTGTTTCCATACTATCGTTGGCAAGCAACTCTGGTAACTCCCTGTGGTCGTAGAATGCCTCAGCATCCTTTGCCCACAACTCCTCAATTTTCTGTAGATTCATGATACTTTACTTCCATATGTTCCTGCTTCTGTGGAATCGGGATGATCTAACAACCATTGCCTATAATTAAACCCACTACCTTCAGGGTATATGTATTTTCCATTCTCATCAAAGTTAGGTAACTTTGCCCTTGACTCTGCTGATGGGTATGTGGGTTTAGGTCTCTTACCTTCTCTTATCTCTCTACCTATTCTCTTTCTCATCTGATTACCAGTCTCATGGTTTGGATCAATAGTAGGCCAAGAAGATCCTAAGAGCTCCTTGACCATCTCCTTAGTGTAACCGTTAGGATGACTCATTCTAATTTCTTATTACGTTTAGTATCTTCTGCTGTCCTTATCTGATAAGCAAGATATCTAAATGATACCTGTGCCATAGCAT